AGGTTGCATTATGGCGGAGTGGAGCAGTGGTAGCTTGCCGGGTTCATGCCCCGGAGGTCGTTGGTTCAAATCCAACCTCCGCAACTCATACGGATTTCCGTATTGAAAACTAAATATGGAGAGGTGGCGGAACGGTAGACGCGGCAGTTATGTACAATACGTCATGTTCGTGGCGTTGACGGCAATATATTACAGCTTGGGGCCTGCTTCATTGATGGTTCAAATCCATCCCTCTCCATTCAAGGCGATGGCGCGAATGTCCTTACAAATCAAGAAGATGCGCCAATTACATGAGTGAGGTAGCTCAGTTGGTAGAGCACGAAAGAAAAATGGATCATGTTTGTGGTCCGAACAGCAATCTTTCATTCCATGCTAAGGACGTTGTCGGCGGTTCGAGTCCGTCCCTCACTCTATATGGCGATGTGGTGCAAAGGGAGCACAGCAGCTCTGTTAAGAAGAATGTCATGTTAGTGGCATAATCAGCAAACTCCTTTCAATAACAATCCCAAGTTGCGGATAGAGGTTCGATTCCTCTCATCGTCTCTGCCCCGATTGCCGGTTATGGTAAACCGGATGGAACATGGTTGACAGGAGTGTTCCTTACAGCAATCGAGCATACGGGTTCAAGTCCTGTCGGGGCAATTAAGTGACGCTTACAGCAATCTTTCAAAACAGAAAATTCCATTGACAATATTTTCCCGTTTGAAGCAGCGTCATGTAAAAAGAAAGAGGTTGCCTATGAACCGAAAAGAAGATTATAGGGATATGGAAAAGTATCATAAGGCGTGTCAGAGGCAGCATAGGCGATATTACAGCAAAACGTCATTTCTATATCCGCCTCATCCGTGGACTGCGGAGGAAGATGCACTGGTAATCAAACATGAGATTACCGATTCTAAACTGTCTGAGAAGATTGGTCGTTCTGTCGGAGCGATACATAACAGGCGGTATGAACTTAAAAAGTTAGCCAGATAGGCATAAAACTTTATATGGGACGCTCACAGCAAATTATTGGATATGACTGTTAATCATAAAAACCAATAGCGTCCTGAATGAACTTACAAACAATTTTATTATGGGACTCCTACAGCAATCACAATGGTTAAAACAATGTCTGCAAAACAATGTGAAGTGGTTCAATTCCACAAATGAGAGTACTGGAAAGAGAGGAAACAATGAGCTTCGCAGATGCAATGAGAAAAGACGGTTCATTTACCAGAACCGAAAACGGTGCTGTGGCTTTGAATACCACAGGAGACGCAAGACTGGATTTGTTCGGCACAATCGGATCTCTGAGAGAAACTGATGAGGGCAGAATCGAAACACTGTTCGCAGAGGCATACAATCAGGATGCTCTTTTTGCCACAAAGATTGCGTTCTATGCAAGAGATATTCGCGGAGGTCTTGGAGAGAGAAAGACTTTCAGAACCATTATCCATTATATGGCAGAGAAACACCCGGAAGCACTCAAACCGAACCTTGATTTGGTTGGTGTGTTCGGAAGATATGATGATCTGTATGAGCTTATCGGTACTCCGTTGGAGGACGATATGTGGGCGGCAATGAAGAAACAGTTTGAGGAAGATTTACAGAACCTCAATGCCGGAAATGCAATTTCTTTACTTGCAAAATGGATTAAGACCGCAGATGCAAGCAGCTCTGCCACAAGAAAACTCGGAATCCTTACGGCGCAGAAATTAGGCTATCC